TTATACAGGATTAGTACGAACCACAGTGCCTGCAGGTGTCCCACCGAAATCATTGCCGCTTAAGTAGTTCCTTCGGTCATAGGTACTCATCTCATCCCACTTTTCAGGAAGCGGAGTATTAAGATATTCTTCCACAAGACCCTGTCTTTCATCGGTTTCCATCGCCTGACGCTGTTTGTCCACTGCGGTCTTGGCATCGTCACCTTCCAAGTAGAGGTCTTCGCCCTGCTCATACAGATAAATAGACTCTGCCCATATCTGATCCACATCTTCTTTTGTCATCTGCCATGACTTTTTTATGGAGCTATCGCAAACATTCACTGGCCAGAATCGTCTGTTTCCTGTAATGTCACGAAGGAACCCACTCTCCGCATTGGTAGAACCGACAATGATACACTGCCTTGGATGGCTTTCCGTCACACGCCCATAAGACGGACGGTAAATATCATCCGTACGGCTTAAGAATGATTTGATGGTTTCTATATCCACCTTCTTCATTCCGGCCATCTCACCAAGCTCTAGAATAAGGAATCCCTGCAGCTTCTCCGCTCCAGACTTATCCTTCATGTCTGTAAGGGTAAGGCTGTCCGAGAACCACTTTCCTGCCAATTTGGAAAAGAAAGTAGACTTGCCGATTCCCTGTGTTCCAATCAGGATAAGTGCGGAATCAAACTTTGTTCCTGGATGGAAGGTTCTTGCGACTGCAGCAATCATGGTCTTTCTGGTAACTGCCCTTGTGTATGAGGTGTCCTCTGCACCAAAATAATCAATGAGCAGAGATTCCACTCTAGATACTTTATCCCATTCCGGCAGAGACTTGAAATACTCTCTAACAGGATGAAAATGACGGTCTTCCACCACTTTGGTAAATGCCACATCATAATTTCTCGTAGAGAATACACCATAGCGGATATCAATGAGCGCCTTCATCTGTGCCATATCAGCATCCCTCCAGAAGAAGTTGTCAATCGGACGCTCCCACGGCACTTTGCCTGTAACCTCGATTCTTCCTGCCATCTCATTAAATGCAATATTGGAGAAATCAGGATCATTCGTTAAAATGAGCATCAGGTTCCACACGCTGTTTTCAAGCACTTCACTTTTCGACTGATATACAAGTTTCTTCTGCCAGTCCTTATCTCCCTCATCGTCACTTACAAAATCCTCATCAAGCTGTGCCTGTTTTTCCTCCAAAGCAAGGAGCTTCACCTTATCCTGCTTCATAACAAAATCGCACATAGCATTAAAGGATGTCTTGTCATCTCCAAACTTATGAAGACGCACAATATCAAAAGCATTGCAGAGTTTTAAGTACGCAGGATCTTTTGCGTGGTGGCTGTAGACAAACTTATCTTCCTTAATCTCCACACCTGGCATACTGCTGGACTCGATCAAGTGATATCTGTTTTCAATACTTGTCGGCTCATACACATCAGACAAAAATTCCGCTAACGCAAGATACACCGGATAATAGGCACGATTAAACAAACCAACCACACCCTTTTTATCCAGTGGATCTTCTACTTTTTTCACTGCAGTATCCTTCGCAGTTGTTTCCCTTGATGAAGTTGGGAGCTGCGTAGGGTCTGTCCATTCAGGATGATCAGACAATATATCATCCGGGTTCAGCCAGCCTTTGTCTGCCTCCAAACATATGTACTCCCCGTTGCTTGGAGAACTTGGCCAGAACATAAGCTGGTTTGGCAGATAGGAGCATTCGTCAAAATAATTGATGCCAAGCATCTGTTCCAGATATCTTGCAACTGCAGCGTACTCTTCTGCAGATACATCTCTCGTAAGTGGAAAGATAAATCTTGCCCTTGGATTTTCCGGTGTATGACCATGCGTGGTGTATGCGACTGCCGTATATGGAAGATCTAAAGCATCTAGATATCCCTTGGGCAGTGCATCTCCGTCCAGACTTATCATAGACCTCATCTCTACTGTATCAATTTTTCTTCTTCCACCTTTTAATCTGCCGCCGACAAAGCCGCCGTGGTCTTTTGCCACGGTCTTCTTTGCCCTTGAGAACTTTGCATATTCCTCCACTGATTCCACAGTACGGATGGTGGTTCTTAACTTATCCTTCAGTTCATCAAAAGTAATGGTCTTGTTACTCCAGGTCTTAGCACTCACACTATTTCCATAAGCAATATTCAAATCACGCATTATGAAAGCCTCCTTTTCATTCCAGGTGTCTCCCCATGTTCAAAGCGTACCTGTCTTGCCTTTTCTCTGGCACCAAGCACTTCATTCGTAACAAAGTCCGACTCCTTATATGTGCCATACTCCTGTGTAAGCATTGGAATATACTTCATCTCTTTATCAAACGAATCAAAAAATGAGCGTTCTCTTCTGTCTGCATATGCAAACAAATATGGCTCTCCTGTTTCTGGATGTTTGCCAAAGGTTACCTCACTCTCGTAATTTCCACCGCCGCCATCATCGGTTTCCTGGCAGAAAATCATAATGTCATCATCCATCGGATCACCAAAACAGATCATTCCTGCCCACTCATCACAATGGGCACCGTTAGAGATTTTCTTAATAGCTTTATCTCCTTCCTCAGTTCCACGAATGCTTTTTCTCTTCACTTCAAAGTAACAATGGAAATCAATCAGATAAAAGTCTGGGAGATATGGAGTGCCATTACTTAGCACAATTCCTTCCGACTCATATTCCCAGCGAATTCCCATAATATCAAAGAACACTGCCCATCTAGCTTCCAAGCGTGATCTGAACTTATATCCTTTATATTCTGTCTCAATTGCCTTCATCTTGTACCTCTTCCATTTCTTCTGTAAAATAACTGATCTTCATTCTTCTCTTTTCTGCAAGTGTAATCTCACGAGTTTCTGCAAGTGTAATCTCACGAGCCATGCCCTCTGAAATATTCTCTCCAAACACCCATATCTCACTGCACTTACCTAAAAGCACATAATTGATAGTATGAGTTGCCAGGTATCTCTCTTCTGGATTGTTGTCATCCATAAACTGTGGATACAGCAAATGCGGTGCCATAGGGATTGCATTATGATCCAATGCGAACCTGCAATACTTCCTGACTTTCTTTATATTCCTGTCAACTTCTCCACGAAACGGACTGCATATATATACAAGAGGTCTGAATATTTCCTGAGAGTCGGCAGCTTTCCTTGCTGCCTTCTCCTCTCTGTCAATATTCGTCAATGCCTCATAGGTTGTTGGATCTGCATACCCTTCTGCATTAAACTTATTTACCGACATTTACTCCACCTCCTGTTCCATAATTGGAAGAATTCCATCTTCCTTTAACAATCCATAGATAAACAAGCGGCCCTTTTGTGTCCAGTAAGTGTGTGGTCTTGAATGTGGTGTTCCATCGCTTCCGCTGTAGCTGTGTGTCTTAGTTGACATATAACCCATCTCTGCATATTTCTGATAGAGAAGCCATATCTTCTTTCCCTGTCTGAACTGGACTCCCTTTTCATGGAGATACTGGTTCATATGATTGGCAGTCCATCCATAATCCTTTGCAATCACCGAAATGGCCACCAGATCTTTGCAGTTCAAAACCACATCATAGTAACTTGCCTTTGGCTTCATCTCCGTAATCTGCTGATTCTGTACTGCAACCAACTGCTGCAATGCCCTATTGTTTTCTCTCTCCTGCTTTAATTCCATCAATGCCTGAATCAGCATATCCGGATCAGCAAGCACTTCATCTACTGCATACAGTCCGTGTTTTCTGATTGCAGGAAGAACTTCTGAGGTTACCCAACGCTTGAACTTTTTCGCTCCCGGCAGTTTGCTTCCAAGAATCAGAGAATACAAACCACTTTCATTAATCAATGCTGTTTTGCTCTGTCCGACAGGCAGATTCCCATTTTGGGAATCTGCTATATCGAGCATCAAAAATGTTTTATCCTCTTCATCTACATGTGCAAGTACCGCCTTGCTTGCATTTGCATACCCCAAAATTTCTGCAACGTCTCTTCCTACAAAATATGGCTCTCCATTCAGTGTCATTGTGCGGATAGAGCCAAACTCCGCGTTCTTAAAAATCTGTAATTCTTTCATCAAAAAGAACCTCCTTAAATTGAAAATAGACAGAAGGGAAACTGTATCCTTCTGTCTATAAGCAAGAGATTCTTTCAAATCGAACCCCCGATATTTATTCTTTTTTATAAAAATCACATTCGTACCCATCTGCACGAAGAAGTATCCCTTCTATCCAGGGCGGTGTTCTTCCCATCTGTTCACAAATAGCATCCAGTGAAACTCTCTTGTTACATTCAATGATCAGTTCATCATGCACATGCCCACAAATAAAACCGTGTGATAATGTCCGTATGGCATACACCAAAATATCCCTGCTGATTGCCTGGACAATATTCTCCACAAACTTTGGACCATAACTTTCAATCCTCTCCCATTTCTTTGTGCCGCCGACACCTTCATAGGTCACAGATTCACTTCCAAATATGTTAATTCCCATTCTTGGTTTCACATACGAAAGCGTTCTGCCGCTTGGCAGTCCGATAAAGAGCATCCCACTTTTACATAAAAAACTGATATTTCCAATCTTCGATGATTGTTTTTCCTTTACTGCCTTTTTCACAGCACGATCTACTTCCCACCAGAACTTTACAATATTCAGATTTGCTGACCTCCACATATCAACAAGCGGCTGCAGTTCCTCTTCCTCCAGTCCCATCTGTAATGCTCCCATAGATTTCAAAGCACCAACCGAGCCGCCATAACCAAGAGCCAGTTCTGCAATCTTGCCTTTTTGTCTTAGATGAGCATTCTGTCCATTCTTTTCCACTGGCACATGAAACATCTGACTTGCAGATGCACAGTAGATATCGCCGCCACTTGCAAAGACATCGGTTCGCCATGTCTCTCCTGCCAAATGAGAAAGCACCCTGGCTTCAATAGCTGAAAAGTCTGATACAACAAATTTCATTCCATCTCTTGGCACAAATGCTGTACGGATCAGTTGCGATAATGTATCCGGCACATCATCATACAGCATAGTCATGGCTTCATAATCTCCTGCCTTTACAAGTGACCTAGCCTCTGCCAAATCAGAAATATGATTCTGAGGAAGGTTCTGCAGCTGAATGAGTCTGCCTGCCCACCTTCCACTTCTGTTGGCCCCGTAAAATTGGAACATTCCCCTTGCTCTTCCATCTCTGCAGACTGCATTCTCCATTGCCCGGTATTTCTTCACAGATGATTTTGCAAGCTGCTGACGAAGGGTAAGTACTGTTTTTAATGGTTCCGGTGTTATATTTAATACCTCCGCCACTTCCTTCTTTCCAAGGCTCTCCATCTCAAGTCCATTATCTGAAAGCCACTGTTTCATCTGCTGTACAGAGTTAGGATTATCAAGTCCTGTCATCTCCTGCATTTTATCTGACAGCAAGGCTTTCGACTTTACATCAAAGGCTATCGCATTCTCAACAACTGCCATATCAAGTGCGATACCCCTGTCATTGATCTCCTGGTCGAGATGATATTCTTCCCATACAAAATCAGGAACTGGAAATTCATGAAGTTTCTCCTGGATGGACATCTCCACTTCAACATCTCGTTTATTATATTTTTTGAACAGCTCCCACTTGGTCATATCATGCTGTGGCAAATTTCTGGTTCTTCCGCCATTGACCTTCGTAGGCTTACATGGAACACAGAAATATCGTATGAGGTCTTTTCCTTCTGTCAGCTTCTGTTCTTCCAGTCCAAGCACTGCACCTGCTCCTGCAAGGGACAATGGCAGTCCCATGTATGCAGACCATATCATAGAGCATCTCCATGATGAGGGATCAAGATACTCTCCCACTGTATCTTCATCAATGCTATAGGATATGAAGTCATTTTCATAATATTTTCTTAGATATTCCGACAAGCATACCCTCTCGAAAGAAGCATTAAATGCCCACTTGATTACTCTTTCATCTGCTAATGCCTTTATGATTTCATCTGGGATAATTTCTCCCTGTGCAATGTCTACCACAGAAACCTCGCCGCCATCTACAGAATATCCGAATAATAATATTTCAAAGTTCTCGGACTGTGCATATTTATATACGCCGCATTTCTGCAAGTCCACATCACTGTAAGTTTCCAAATCAATGCTAATTGTTTTCATCATCTCACGCTCCTATACTAAAGCGACAGTGCAAGATACCACACTGCCGCCACATTTTTATTCTTCAGATTCACTTTTCTTCTTTCCTAAATTATGGAATAACCATAAAACAAATCTCTTTGTTACTCCAAAGAACCACTTCCAAACTGCCACTATTCCAAAAATCCAAAAGAAAGCCGAAATACCAAGTAAAGTTCCTCTGATGGATGCATCGATTAATTCATTTAACATTTCCGTTGTCATAAATTGTCACCTAACCTTTCTATGATTGGCGACAGGCTCATCCCACCGCCACCATTGTCATTATTTGTCTTAGCTTAAGAAATCATCGTCTTCTTCTGTTGCAAAGTCATCCTCTGCTCTTGACTTGCCACCAAGAGGTTCTCCGTCCTTAATCTTCTGAAGATTGTTAAGACCACAGGCAATACCCTTATTGCCGTTAGAGTTAAATGCATAGAGATTGATAGATGCTCTGCCATATACACCGCTATATACTTCGCTACGGTCGATGATGGTATTTCTGTCGGCATCTACAATACCTGGTGCTGTTGCAGAGTTTGCATTGATGAAGTAGCTGTTTGCATAAGCCTCATCGTCTGGACGCTCTAAATCTCCGTCACGAAGAGGTGTTTTAAGTACAGAGAGTGCAGGTACTGTCTTGCCATTGCCCTTAAGTTTGCTCTGACCTTCATCGTATGCAGCCTGAATTGCCTTCTTAATTTTTTCTACAGTCACAGTATCGGACTTAGGAATAATAAGGCTGACACTATATTTCGATGTGCCGCCATTGATTGACTTCGCCTCCCAGACATTCGCATAGCTCCATCTGGTGTTAGGACCTGTGATTACCTTCATTGGATTACTAAAATTCGCCATAATAAATTCCTCCTAATTTTCACTAAAATCTTCTTTTGCTGTATTGATTGCCGGACGCTTATCACTCTCCGGCACGAGTGTCGGCTTGCCCTGTGGCTTATAGACATATGCCCCAAGCAGCTCTTCAAACTTCTTTTTACCGAGTACCGATGTCATTGCTGTAATGCCGAGTAACTTTTTCTCATATGGGTCTTTCCCTGCATTCTTAACTACTTCTGCTACAGCATCTTCATCTGTATACTTACGGTTGGAACGACCCTCAACTACCTTAAAGCCATCGTAGTGTGTTCCGCTGACTGCCTGCTGCAGAGCATACTCTTTTACATCCGTTGCCCATGCCACAAGCTCATCTGCCTTAGTTAAAATGACTGTGATTTCCGCCTCTTCCAAAGTGGCAGGCATCTCAAAGTCATACTTGGCCATTTCCATGTTGTATTCCATTCTCTTTCTGCAGGTTGCTTTGACCTTACAGAACTGACAGTGACTTCCTGCCTTAAACTCTCCCTCACCGTCAAATGCAAGTTTTGCGGTTGGAGCAAGCACTGTCTCTGCCCAGGAATACAAATCCTCTTTCTTCATAACAAAGCTACTGATATTTTCCCTTCTGGGCTGAAAGATTGTCATAGACACTTCACTGATATCATAAATTCCATCAAACAGATTTAATGCTCCAAGTGCATAACACATCATCTGAGGATTGTTGTCTGCCATAACTTCCACACCTTTTCCGTGCTTATAGTCGATAACATGAAGCGTTCCGTCACCGATAATTACGCAGTCACCTGTACCAAATCCCTCTGGAACATACTGTGAAAAATCAAGTTTCTGTTCTATCAGAACAACCGGATCTTTACAGATCTGCTTTACTTCCTCCACTACCGAAGAACAAAATGTGGCATATTCTTCCGCACACTGTTCCATTTCTTCATCGTAGTAAGACAGACTCTTTGTCGGATTTCTGGTTTTCATACCGATTGCCTTCTTCAGCTTATACTCACAAAGAGTATGGGCATCCGTTCCTTGAAGGGCATATTCACTTGCCGTATCTTCCTTATCTGCACAAAGCCTTGCTGACGGAGAACAGGATAACCATCTGTGACTGGCTGATGCAGAAAGTATTGCATGCGCCGCCATCAGATCACCTCCACCTTTGCAAGCAGCTCTTCATACTGTGCAGGTTCGGTATCAGATAATTTCTCAACACCAAACTCTGTAAGAACTGCCTTCACTTCTGCCGTATAACCCTCTCTTGACTTTGTAGCCAATACTGCTCTGACTTCCTCAAAAGTGAGTTTCTTCTTTTCTTCCTTCCTTGGCTGTTTTTCCTCAATCTGCTTTGGCTCCTCTGCTTTGATAACAGCTGCCGTAGTATCTACAGTCAGAACGGTATCGTTGTAAGTTTCAGCGATTGCCTCCACCACATCTGCAAGAGAACGCATCAGCTTTGCAGCATCGAGGAGTAACTTGTACTTGTTTGTCATGATTTTCCTCCTTCTTTCATTTCGTGAATCTCTACGGTCTGAACAGAATCTCCGGGTGATAAGACAAAGACACTGACCTTCTGTCCAAAAAGGAAATCAAGCAGTCTCTTTCGGATGTGCATTGCTCCGCCATTCACTACCTGAGTTCTGGAACCGTCTGGTTTTGCAATGTTGATACATACTTTATGTTTCATTGCTGTGACTCCTTTCCGAGTGGCTTTTGTCTGCCCCTCTGTCCATATACAAGAAATGAGGAGGAATCGAACCCCCTCATTTCCGAAAAATTTAAATTTCTTTTGCAAGCCTCGTGAAAATCTTCTTCATACGATTTCTGACCGCAGTCTCTGTTACACCTTCCTCGGCAGCAATATCCACATTTGTCATGTTCTGATAGAACTTTTTGAACACCGTATTTTGCTGTAATTCACTAAGGTTTGACAGTGCCGCTCTGAGCCTGTCCAACTTTTCTGTGTGTTCCTGTTCCGAAATGGATGCAAGCATCATCTCCAATGGATCTGAACCTGTATCTTCTAAATAAGGGTTGCGATCATTCGCATCCTCACCGCTGCCATCATAATAATTTGCATAATGGACAGGACAGTGATACTCCTCTCTTCTTTCCGCATCAATTGTGTCATCATCCATCTCATGGAGTTTTGCTATGATTGTTGTATCTACTCCGTCCTCGTCTGGGTTAATGACGCACTTGCTTCCATCATCAAAGAAATAAATGTAATTTGTACGGTTGTCTTCCGATGTTTTAAACTTTCTCATAAAGTTCCGCCTTTCTGCCTGTTCGCAGTCGGGCATGGAACCAAAATAAGGATCGGTGCTTTGACAGCCACCGATCCCCAAATTCTGAAAAACGAGTATAGGAAACTAGGGCTACTTCAAATTGCACTTTTTACTGACTACTCAGTAAATTGCCAATATGATGTATCCCATGCCCTATACGTAATCAGGCTTGTGATATAAATTTTTTATTTGAGTGTCTGGCACTCAGATGAAATCACAATGATTTGTAATCTCATCTCGATGTCAGATTTGTTTCTCTATTTACTTCTTCTCCATTTGATTTCTATTTTTATTGAAAAAAATCGCTTCAAAATTTTTCAAAATGGAGAAGTATATAGGTTAGGTATTTTTTATCATCCAAATGTGTCATCTAATGAAATCTTTGAAACAATAAAAAAAGCCTGACAAAATACAGGTGTTAAATACACCCATACTTCGCCAGGCCTTGCTCACTACAATTCTCATTGTGTGGCGATTCGCTCAGTACGAACTTTCTGGTTACGAAAGCTAACAGCAATCACAGATTTACATAGTGGACACTTTATTTTGATGATTCCAACTGTTTCTTCTGGATTTGCGTCAAACAATCTTTTATTTTTACAACATGGACAAGCCACATGCATTTCCTGCATCTATCTTCGCCTCCCGCAAGAGGCCAGTCAAAGGGAAAAGTCAAACTGACCATTATATTCTTCATTATCCTTTGCACTTTTATCCGTGACCTAATCCTAATGTAGCGATAATTCATTATATCGAACATTTGTTTGTTTGTTGATCTATCGTTACTTCTGTAAAAGCTCTGACGAAGTGTATTCCATTTCAGTCTTACAAAACCGAATTTCGTATTCTGCAAACACAAAATCTGTGTTCATGAATTTGTGATATATAGATCCAGTAGAAAAATTCACACTTATGTGCTATACTGAAAACATATTAACTGTGTTTTTCTATTGACCACCCTAGTCCTGTAAGACTGATTCCATTATAAGAAATCTGTTTGGCAGAGCCGGTCAGCCACCGATAGGCTTGGATAGGCACGGATATGGAGGGATAAAAATTGCAATTTAAGGATTTTATTCAAAAACTGTCCTCCGTTATCAGAGTGGGAGGAAGTACAGATAAATTTACTCGCTCAATATTTGAAGCGATTGTCACTGAAGAAGGTCAGCCTATTCTTGATGAGTATAAGAAAAGTAGTTACAAAGGATTTTATAATGGAAGTACATCCATACGAAAAATCTCTCAGAAAATAAATGCGTATATTGACCCAATGGAGTTCGCTGACTATATAAATCAATTCCCAGATGCTGTTGCCGGAAATCTTAGCAATGTATTTTCTGCTGACATCCCAGATATCAGTCCCTATAATGCCACTGAAAAGTTAGCGGAATTATTTGTAGAAATCATTACGGAGGCTGCAGGATCGCAAAATAAGCCTACTGAAAAACCTCTGCCTCCTATCATCATGGATGCAGAGCACGGCATTGCACCTGATCTTGCTGTATATCGAGATGGTGTTCTTTATATGGATAGAATTCAGCAAGATAATGATGACTGTGTCAGTCCATTCAAGAATTACCTTGACAAGGCAGTATCATATTACTCGACTAAAAAAACTCTGCTGTATGCAGAAAAGCCTCACCCTTTCTATGAGCTCTATGTATGCAACACTGTTAAGTATCACAAGTATCGTAATTCAGGAACAAAAGATACCAAACAGGAAATCACCATTGAAAATGCTACCATAGAAAAATTAGAGACTGAATCAAAATACATTATTATTGAAGGAATCGGCGGCATTGGAAAATCTATGTTTCTCACTCACCTATTCCTGTCCTCGGCACATAATTCTGAAACCTCCGGCATTATTCCTCTGTTCTTATCGCT